ATTGCACCAATTGATTCTAATTTGGCTGGAGGCAACTCTGTACGAACCGCTGCAGAGCGTTCTTCTGGTGTAGTTGCAACTATCTTTCCACCCTCACCATGTTTAACAAGGGGAACAGCAATTTTGCCAGTTGCTTTATCTAACTTCTTACCAGTACGAGTTGCTTTTCTTGGACGTTTTGTTGCCATTATCTTGGGCGCTCCAACTTCATTCCCATAGGCAAATAAGGCTTTGGGTTACGTGGCTTTCCTTTAACAACAGAACTTCCACCAGCATCTGGACGCCAATTACCACCTTTTGGATAATGTACTCCACTGTGTTTATCGTGGCCTTTACGACGTTCATTAAATTGTCTTTGAATGTAATCGTGCCCTATTTGTTCAAAACCACTCATGCCATCTTACCTTTGGCTCTTGCTACTTTCATTTGTGAAATACAAGATAGGCAATGTCCACTGTTATACAGGGCTTCTACTGGGTTCATAATAACGCCGCATGTTGGGCAAGGATGAGAACCTTTATACTTCATTGCGTTTTCAGCAATTTGCTTGGCTTGCCATTCTAGTGGCTCTGCGCCATCACCATAATTACCTGACATTAGTTGCTCCCTAAATTGTTTCTATCAGAACCGCTAAATCCTGCAGGACTTCCTGAGTACCAAGATACTCGTGGTTCAATGTAGTTACGGTCTACGCTAACAATATCTTCAATACCTGGTTGAGTGCGTTCACCATATCCAAAACGCTCTGGAAACAAACGAATCTGCGGCATTGGTGGGCGCACCATATCTTGAATATCTTTTCCAGGAACATTCATAATCATTAGCGCTTGAGAAGTTAAGCGCTCCATATTTGATGACCAAGGGCCGTTATATGAATACCGTTTTGCTACTTGGTCTGGCTGTACTGGAGCACGCCATGATTTTGTGTAGTCATAATTACCATCAAACTTTTGCGCCATATTATCTCCAGGCTGGCTTTAAGTAAGCCAACATTGTTTGACGACGCTCATTAATCTGCCCTGGCTCACTTGCCATCATGTTTGACTTACCGTCGTTAACTAGATGTGGAGCAGGTGTAAGTTGAACTTGGGGCGCATTGCGTTCAGACATGTAAGTTGTAACACCGTTTACACGCATTTGTTGTGCTTTCATCTGGCGAGCAATACCCATGTCAGCGTTAAACTCTTGTGGCCAAAAATACATTGATGGCTCAATGCGTTCACCTTTATGGACTCCACGTTGATATGCTTTTTGATTTACGCGGTTTTTAATTGAATCTAAAAGTCTGTCATCACGACGTGAACGAATTGTTCCTAGATAACCGTCAGGATATTCTGCAGATGGAACACGACCTACACCAATACGGAGTTGGTCCATTGTGTCGCGGGCTACAGGTGTGCCAGCACCGCCCTGGTTGTTATAACCAGCAAAACCGTTACCACCTAGTGATTGCCAGTTTTGTGATGCGGAAAAATTATTAACTGCACCAGCCATTAGTTTTCCTTCTCTGGACGAGGTTCAGAGGTGTACTTATGTCGAATTTCTTCATTGCGAATATTTTTCATATTCTTCATATCCCAAATAGCATCTTCATTACGGTTTACCATCTTCTTTTCAGCAGATGCTTTTGTTTTATATGCTGTAGACAAATCTAGTTGAACACCTTTATGAGGTGCTTCTTCATCAACCCAACTTCCCATGGCTGCATTGCGACCAGAAGACTCAGATTTTAAACGATTAAAGTGAGATGCAAATTGTTTTGCACTTAAAGAAGGATGAGAACTTCCTGCACTTTCAAATGCTGTTGGGACTGCTTGACCTGTTCGCTTTGAAGGTTCTTTACCAACAATATATGCGCTATCTCCTGGCTGTGCAAGTTTGCCAGTTGCTAACGACATTGTGGCTCCGCCATGTTCGCGGGTGCTATTAATGAAATCTTGGGCGCCCTTTGGGTTACTAGCAAGGGTACGGACTTCTTCCTTGGTGTACTCTGGACGTGATTTCTTAACCCATGAGAGGCTTTCAGTCTTCTTTTGCATGTTTATATTTTCCCTTGTAGACTAATAACTGTCTGTATAAAGGAGCCTAATATGTCTGTAGATATTGTTGCGGTTGATTTTGAACCTATTACTTGGGCGGTTCGTTGTGACATTTGCGACCAAATTGTCACGGAACCAACTACTGATGGAACTTTAGTAGATAGCCAAGAGGCTGAGCATCGCCAACTTCATGGCCTTGCTGACGTAGACTAAACGTTTGCGCCTTTATCGGACTTAGGTGCTTCTATTGGGGACTCTGAATCCCATGAGTAAGCAGTGCCACGGTTTTGTTTGTTATATCCAGCAATGTGTCCTGGACGGTTTGCAATATCTTCACTTTTAAATACTGAGCCTGCAGCATTACTGCCACGTGTTTGACTACTTAAAGATAATGGTTTTTCGTAATCAGGGTGCTCAACAGTTGGTGATGAAACAGGGGTTTCTGATTCACCACCGAACTGATTAAGAGATAGAGTTCCGTAACCCATATTAATAGTTGCTGTGAACGCCGTCTTCAAAGTTTGGGCGGTTCTTACCTGCAACAGATGGAACAACGCGAGCGTTTGCCATTGTTGGGCCTGCTGCTGGTTCTGTTCCTGCTGGAAACTTTACTGATGTTGCGTAACGTGCACCCATGCGCTCTGATGCAACTGCACCACCTGCAGAAACATTTGAACGATTTGCTTTATCAGCAATTGTTGAATCTGCTGCTTGAGTGTTCTTACGTGGCATTTGTGTTCCAGCAACTGGAGTACCACTTACATTGCTAAATTGTGTTTGGTCCATGCCAACATAACGGCGTGGGCTGTTTGCGTGTTCAGCAGAAGCAATAACTTCTTCTGGTGTTAAATGGTCTTTGCTCATGTTTTTTCCTGCCGCTTCTAGGTGTGATGAAGGTGCACCCATGCGACGACGCATTGCGTGACCTAGTGATGTCCATTTTGCCATAACTGACTCCTTAACTCTGGTACAAGGATACGGCTGATTTAGAACTTGTTAATGCTAAATACAATGGCTGAGATTTCGCCATCTCTGGATTCAATAGTTGTAAATCCAGGGACGTTGTAGAGACGCATACCCCTTGGGGCTACGTAACCACTGGCAATTGCCATTGCTTTGACTGCCTGATTAACGGCTCCAGCACCTACAGCGCGAAGTTTTACTTCACCTTTGTCATAGATTGCGTGGGCGATTGCGGAGGCAACGCTTTGAGGATTGGAACTTGCGCTTACACGCAAGAACGGCTCTTCTTGAGATAGTACTTCAGGTTTTTCCACGTGTGTTAGTCCTTTGGTTCGAATTAGTGTGCCGCTCCTCACCAAAGGGTAGGGCTAAAGTCGTGGTTGGTCTCTGTATTTAGGGTCTGACATTTGCTCAACAATTGACTTTTCAATTGTGCCAATTGCGTTACCTGACACTAGTCTGGCTAGGGCATAGGAGTCAGCAGCATTATCGTCGTTAAACTCAACTCCCCATCTCTTGTACATCTGTAACAACATCTCTTGTTTCTTGGCATTTCCTTTGCCTGCTGCATACTTCTTTAAGGTCATTGGTGGAACTTTTAATATAAAACGGCGAGCATCGCCTTCTTCGAAGAAATCAAACACCGAAAGTTGAACAACGGCGGATAGTTCTCCAAGCACCAATGCTGATTGGCTGGCTAGTACTGTTCCTTCCATGGCAATGTCTTTGACAGACCAATGTTCTTCTGCGTAATACAAGTTATCTGTTAACCACTGTCGTATATCTGACAGTCTCTCAATACCGAAATAAGGAGATTTATATACCCACGTCAAATATTCATCGGGCAATTTTACGCTCATAACTGTAAGGGCAAATCCTGTCAAAGATTGGTCAATACCAATGCTTACTAAAGAATCTTTCTTTATTGGTTTGCCTTCAAAAAGTTTAGTTGGCATGTAATGGGGCATCCATTCTTGTTTGAATTAGTGACTCTAACTCTTCTAATGTGCCCTCATTACGTAATACTCGGTCAAACTTGTAACCGTCCATCTCTAATTCAGAAACGTGATTATTAACTGCTTGAATTCCTGGACGTTGAATACGCCAAATTTCCCCACCTAGTTGTCTTACCATTACTGCTTCGTTTTCAAAACGTACATCTGTAATAACATAATTTTCTTTAAAGTTTTCCATCTTTCTTAAAGCAGCAACAACCCAAACATCATCACCCAAAACTTGACGAGCACCTACACCTAGTTCTTGTAAAAGACGACGAACTTCTTCTTTATTTTTGGCTAATGTCCATCCTTCTTCATTAATTATTGTTTTAAGATGATAACCGTTTGCAAGAATTGGATTTATCTCTAGTAACAATTCACGAATAGGGTCTGCAAAGGCTATACGTTTAAAACCGTATTTCTTAACTAGTATCTGTGCAACTTCATCTTTGCCAACTTTAGCGTACCCTGATAATCCAATAATCATTAGTAATTTCCAATTCTGTATTTAGTTAAATGAAAGAAAGTACATTCAGGACATTTATACACATACAAATGCATTCCCATTGCCATTGCTCTAATATTTCTAGCACGCTTTGCTTCTTTGCGATTAATATACCTAATTTTTTCAAAACATCTCATATTGAATACCTATCCTTTCTCATAGCACGAATATCGTTTGTTCTGCGAGTAATTTCTCGTGAGACTAAGGCAACATCTCGTTCAAAATTATTTGCAATAACTTCTACCATCTTACGATATGCATAATTTTTCATCAACTGTTCGTCTAGTTCAACAATCATTGGGTCCGCATTTACTTGTGCTTTAATAAGGGTTATTCTTTCTCCCTTCACTTTATCGCCATCTTTTGCTAACAATAATTTGGCTTCTAAAGTGTTTTTTCTTTTTTCTAAATACTTTTCGTCAACTTCTGCTGCGGCTAGTTGTCCTGCTACAAAGTTTGACCAAGCAGTTAATTTAGTAAATAGTTCACTTAAGGCTTCACTATCAAGAACAGAGATATCTCCAGGCATTAAAGGTTGGCGAGATTGCTCAGGCCACATCTCAATGTTTTGTTCCTTTAGTTTCTTAACAGCGTCTTCTGATGCTGGTCCTAAATTTAACATTTATGCTCCAATTAAATTACAGTATTTGCAACCATTAGGGTCAACATTACAGTCTGGCATAACTCCTGCATCCACTGCTTTGATAACTTGTTCTGCTTGGTAGAAGACTCTAGCAACAATTTCATAATCTGCTTTAACTGTAAACTCTTTGGTATCTTGGTCTGCTTTTAGTTCATAAAGAAAAACAATTTCATTAGGGGCTTCATCGCCGTACATTCTTTTGGCAAGTTCTAAATACATTTGCCCTTGGAGTAAGTGTGAACGGAAAGGTCTACGAATATTTTTCCAGGCTTTAGTAAGGTCACCGCCTGCATCAAAAAGAAGGTCTGGAGCCTCAAATCGCAAAGTTCCTGCTCCAATTGACTTAATTTCAATAAGGCAATCTTCTTTTATACCTTTAATCCAACCATCTGTATGGCCAGCAATACGTAGTTTGTCATCTACAAGAGTAACTTCTTTATACTCCATAACATCTGTACGACCACACGTAGGGCATTCAGGGGAAATTCCTGTTGTAGTTATTTCACAGGCTAGGCATTTAAATTTGCCGTATAAAACTCCCATTTCTTGAAATCTTTTTTGCCACTTTGCATGGATGTAATGACCTTCATCAAAGATGTTCTGCAAACGCAAATTAGGCTTATCAGTCTTTGGCTTACCACCTGTCATTAAATAATAAGAATACCTATGACAAAAGTCAGGTTTAATCATTTCTGACGGGTGCAGGACTGTTGTTGAACGGTCATCTAATGGTCGTTTAATAAGATGTCGTTCAATGTCGCCTAGTAGACGTGTTTCAGTCTTCTTAGCATCTAAGAACTTCTTTAACTCTTTTTCCATTTATTAGCCCCTACTGAAGATGTACTCTTCTAGTGTCATTGTTTTTTTGTGTACTTTTTTCCACTTACGAACTAGGGCATTTCTTTCTCTGTGAGAAAGTCCTCCCCAAATTCCATGAGGTTCTTCACGCTTTACTGCATCCCATAAACATTCTTTCTGTACTGGACACGCACGTTTAGTGCTGTCACCAAAACAAAAAGATTTTGCTTGATTTGCAATAATCTTGTACTGCTCTTTATCGCGTGGGGGATAGAAAAGGTCAGTGTCTTCTCCTCGACACCGCGCCTCATATCGCCAAGCGTACTCTGGTTCTTCCATGTGTTAGTCATCCTTAAGTCGGTCCCTCATTTCTAAGTAATCGTCTTCAAGGAGAATAACGTAATTCTCCCCGTCTAGATGAACGCCCAATACTGGAACACGTCCATCAAGGATGGCCTCTCTAACAATCTTTTTTAAGACGTCAGACTTTAAAGAAAAAGATTTCTTACCAGTCCACTTATGTTCAATCAGCAGGTCGTCTGAACGAACATCGCCTTTGCGAGACCAAAAGGCTCCTGAAGCAGCGTTGCGACTTCCACCAATTGCTTTGGCTAATCGCTTCTCATGCTTGAGGGATTGCTTTTGACCTTCACTCTTCATTAACACCAGCCATAGGGGTATCGCTGGAAGTAAGAACTAACCTTTGGATTTCTTCCTTGAGGTCAAGTTCTTCCTTAATACTTTGTATAACAGGTTCAATGCCCTGCCATTTACGTTCTCCGTAGTAATACCAACCGCCTTTGCGTTCGATAATTTCTTTAACTACAGCAAGAGATGCAATTTCTTTTGCAAAGTCAAAGTCTCCTGGTGCACAATCTCCACCTTCGGCAAAATAAAAATCAAAATAAGCAACACGTTGTGGTGGAGCAGTCTTGTTTTTCAATGTACGGACTTTAATTCTTTGTCCAATACGAACCTTATTATTTCCAGAACCAATCTCAATCCATTCATCGCGCCGTACTTCACAACGCGTAAAGAATGCGTAGTTCTTTCCTTCCCCACCTGGGGTTGTTCTTGGGTCGCCATGCATGACGCCAATCTTCATGCGGTATTGGTTAATGATAAGCCCCAAGACTGGGCGCTCATCTTCAACAAGGCTACGTTTCATCGCTGTACCGACTACACGGAAAAACTTATTGGTTAGTAAGGCTCCTCGTCCAACAGTCGCTTCTCCCATATCTTTTTCCATCTCTGGAGAAGGAGATAAAGCAGGGAGAGAGTCAATAACGATAGCATCAACCGCTTTAGATTCCGCGAACGCAATAACTGCATCATATGCCTCTTCCATAATAGATGTTTCTACAACAATAACCCTGTCTGTATCTACGCCACACATTTCAGCATACTCTGGAACCCATTGTTCTGCTGCTACCCAAACCGTTGTGTGATTTGGATTTAATGCTTGATTGGCTGCAATTGTCTTTAGTGCAAGCGCTGTTTTTCCGTGCGATGGTTCTCCAATGAGTTCATTCCATTGATTACCAGGGAACCCGCCACCAAGAACGTAATCAAGAGTGGTAGAACCACTAGTAATACGAGGAATGATGTCGCTACGAATAGCACTCGCAAACACCACCACATTGTCGCCAAACTTTTTGTTAAGTAATGCAACAACTTTTTTAGCCTCATCTGTTATCACTAATTAATCCTTCCAATAATTCCTTGTGGGTTCCAATTACTTGTTGTGTCATTACCTAACGCTTGTTTAGCGCCACCTTCCACTTTAGCACCTGTTAATGCTCCGTAGCGAGAACCAGATTGTCCTATTGGATAACCACAGTCATAACAACGAGGTGCAGCATTTGCAACAGCCATATAGTTAGCACTTCCACATTCAGGACATGTTTGAGTTTGATTTGCACTCATTGCTTTTGTCACTGGTTGTTGCGGTTGCGGTGGAGTGTATGGAGTCATTGGTTGTTGCGATGGTGGCATTGGTACGTTTGCTTGACGTGGTTGAGCAGTAGGTGTTTGTCCACCTAATTGTTTAGACCACCAATCAGAGTTACTCATTTGGCCTCTCCCCATTTGTTAACTATCTTTACGTCTGCAATCAATGGAACTGTAATCTCTTTCAAGATAATTCCTTCCATTGAATCGCGGATTGCTTCAGCAGTTTCTTCTGCTAAATCTTCACGAGCAACTGTAACCAATTCATCGTGCACAGTCAAAAGGACATTGACGTCTGGTTCATCGACAAAACAAGAGTGCGCCCTTACAATAGCCAATTTCATAATATCGGCTGCAGAACCTTGAATAACGGTGTTAAAAGCCTGTCTTTCAGCCCTAGCCTTCAATCCTTGTTCTTTGCTTTTAAGGTCTGGCAAATACCTTCTACGGCCAAAAATCGTCTCTACATAAGGAACGTCTAACTCTCTGGCTCGTCTAATAACTCTGGCTTTGTATTTATCAATGTCATGAAACTGTTCCATAAAATCATTGAGAAGTTTTTTAGCCTCTGGAACTTTAAGGCCCAAAGAAGATGCAATCTTGTCAGGTCCCACGCCATATGACATAGCCAGAACCAAGACCTTACCTGCTTTACGGTCAAGGCCTACAGTGTTTCCAATAGTGGTGTACACATCTCCACCAGTTAAGTAGTTGTCCATCAGAATTGGGTCATTAGAAAATGCCGCAATAATTCGTGGTTCAATTTGTGAGTAGTCTGCTACTACTAATTTGTATCCCTTTGGGGCATAGAAAAGGTTACGAATTAATTTTCCATACTGTCCGCTACTAGGTATGTTTTGTAAGTTTGGGTCACTACTGGAAAAACGCCCAGTTTCTGCACCGTGGGATTTAAAGTTTGTGTGCACTTTTCCATTAATAAGAAGGCTCTTTTTATCGACAATGCGCGATTTCCCAGATGTAGTACGAGTAACTTCTCCACCTAAATACGGAATAACATATGTTGTTGCTAACTTGTTTAAATCTTGGTATTCCAGAATGGCATCAACTAGTTCATCCTTGGCTCTATAAAACTCTAAAGCATCTGACGATACCGAGTAGTTATAAATAGTCAACGGTTGATTTGCAAAAGCAAGATTTTGACCTTTGGCTGTTAATGCAACTTTAATACGAACGTTGGGCTTGATACCACGACCACCTTCTTCTTTAGGAGAAAAAAGCAATTCTTGTTTTTCTTTAACAGAGTTCATAGAAAATGCTTTACCAGCAAGTTTCCATGCCTTTGCCTTAGTAGCATCAATGTCTATCTCTAAACGCTTAGCAAGGTTCTCTAACTCTTTTACGTCAATACTTGCACCTTGTAATTCCATGTCACATAGGGCAGCAACAACGTCCATCTCAAGTGACCATACCCGTGCCAAACTTCCAGTTAATCTAGGCTCTAATTCTTTATACAACTTCCATGTTACTTCAGAGTCAAACCCAGAATAATGAGCAACATCTGAAAATGAGTGGGCTTCCACCTCTACTCCAATACCTTTTTCAACTTTAATCTTAAGAAACTTTTCAGCACAATCTTTTAATCCAAGTCCTCCGCGATTGCGGTTATCAATAACAAAAGCAGCCATTAACGTATCAAAAAAAGGTTTCTTTGGAACTACTCCACGGTAATACTTAGCAATTGATTTAAGGTCAAACTTAATGTTGTGCCCAACTTTTAATTGGTCACTAAAGAATAGTGGTTTTAATGCTTTAAATACTTCTCCAGGAAGTAATTGGCCTGGAGGTGTATCAAATACTGGTTTCCATTTTGCTTGGTTCTTAGAGTAATCAGTTTCTTTTAACTCTTTACCCGCATCAACTTTACGTTGTCCACTAAGAAGTAATTCTTTGTCCCAACGCAAGAATTCACCGTTAGGATGTCCCATTGGAATAACGTCAGTACGACCTTCAGTTGCTAAGGAAATCCAAAGTACATCGTTAACTACTGGTTGAACTCTATTTTCTCCAACAGTTTCAACGTCAAATGCAAAACCATCAACCTTGGAGTAATACTCAACAAGGTCATCTAATTGTTCTTTTGTTGTAATTATATTCATGTGTCCCCCTAGAAGTTAGTGTACGGGAGCCTGCGAACGGAATAACACAGGCTCCCATACTTGTGGAAGTTACGCTAAAGAGCGAGCGATTTCAAGCAGTTCAGAACGGGGGGTTTCACGCACTACTTCATCGGCTGAGAATAACTCAGCGTTTGCTACTAACTCAGTTACGCGTTCTTGCGGTAACTTCCATTCCTCTGTCAGGTCACGCCCACGAACGAAGTCGAGGGTGTACTGCGTTGTTGGACCTGTTCCCAACCGAGAAACTTCCCAAAACTCGCGGTCAATAGGACCTTTACGCTCATCATCATGAGCCTTCTTTATTTGACGTGCGAGTGATGGTGGTGCAGTTAATACTTGTACTGTTGGTTCTGGGTCTGAAAGAACCAAAACATTAAATGCAAATTTTCCACGTGGCTTATCGCCAAGGATTTCGCAAAGTGGGCATCCAGCACCAATGCATACAAAAGACTTCTTGCCCTTTGGACGCTCAATCCAGTGCTGTTCGTATGTTGCAAATGGTCCAGTCTTATCAAGGAATTTCACAAGTTGTGGGTCCTCTGAAAAACGGAAGTCAGTTGGAAACTCAGTTGAGTCGTTGTTCATCAACGCATCAAGAGAATCCCAACCTTGTTGTACGGTTGTTCCAACTTTAGGTTGGACTTCTGAACTATCTTCATCAAGATAGTCTGCGGCTTCCACCGCTGGTTTTGTTATAGGCATTTTTTTCCTTTGGGTCATGAGGCACTTTGGCTCTCTTTGGCAGTGATGTCCTTCCAGCGCCTTACTAAAGCATCTGTCAGGTCTTCAAGTTGGCTCCACTCTACACGGTCGGAGCCGATTAAGCCACGTTTGGAAAACTCCTCTATCGTGACTTCAATAAGAGCGCGGGTATACACCCGATTCCCTCCCGTCTTACTGTTGTTTAAAGTCTTTGACCTTAAACGGTAAGGCGCTCGCGGAATGTATCCTTTGCGCTCCCATAGGCGAACTGTCACAATGTTTTTCTCTAATGCTTTTGCTAAAGCACTGATAGTAAACACTTCAACATCTTGTCCACCTAATGTTTTGCTGATTGGGTGTTCATCCCAACCATTTGTTTCTCCCACTTTTTTGCGGGAAACTTTTGGGTCTGCTTCACGGCGTTTACGTTTTGACCCAGGAACATATTCGAGGTCAGCAAAGGCTGCTGCTATCTCGTCTTCCCCACGTAAGCCAGGCATTAATTACTCTCTAACTGTTCTACATAACTACCAATATCTTCTGCATGGTCATCACAACACAAAGAATCGTCTATCCAAACACGCCACTTAACTGGATTTAAACATCCATCAACGTAACATTTCACAATTACTTCTTACTTAAAATCAATGCCCACGTAATTGTTTGTGGGTACATAAGTTCAATCTCTTCTGCAGTAAGTTCATCACTGTACAAAGCAGCCATGAGAGCATCTTCATCAACAACGCGAATGGTTTTGTACAAAGTTTCTTCTAAACCTTTTTGAGCAATGATTTCTTCAGCAGCGGCTTCATCAATCTTGCGAAGTGTACGACGTTGTTTTGTTAGTGCAACGTAGCCGTCTACATCTTGTGGTAACTCTAAAACAATGTTGCCTTTAGAATCTGGCTCACCGTTTTCATCAAGAACCTCAAACAACTTAGCGCGAAGTTCTTTTTGTTGTTTTTCTAAATAATCAAGTTGTGATTTAAGAAACGAATACTGTTTTGTTTGGCTAATTAAGTCATCTTGATTAGCAAACCTTGGTTCGGATTCTTTAACTCTTGCCATTTTTCCCCTCTTACTTTTTGTTTTCCTGTATGAACTTTAACAAACTACCTACCGTTAAATCAACTCCACCCCGAACGTTAATGCCTTCTCCGTCCATAACAGCGTCTGCTACAGCGTTCTTTTGATTGAGCATCTGGTATTGCCGCTCCTCTATAGAACCGTCTACAAGGAAGTCTTGGATTACGACGCTTTTCCACGTGCTAGAAGCGCGACGAATTCTTGAGTTCCTTTGTACTGCAGTTCCAGATGCCCAAGGTAAGTCATAGTTTACTAGTAAGTTAGCCTGGGGCAAATCGACACCGTAACCTCCTGCGTCTGTAGAAATAAGAACTCTAACTTCTTTAGACGTTTGAAACTCTGTCTTAGCCGTTTCTTTTTGGTTGGCATTCATCTGACCTGAGTAAGTTCTGCTTTCTATCTTCTTTTGAGTCAAAATGTCTTGAATTATTGGCAACATACCCAGGTAGCAAGTAAAGATAACTACCTTTGAGTTTTCATCAATCTCTAGATGGTCCATTACATATTCAATGGTTGTATCTAATTTGGGCGATTTTTTGCTGAGGTCATCCAGAGCACCTGCATCTGACAATCCAGCCAAGTAAGCACTTCCACCTCGTGAGCCCTCAATATTGACTGAAGTGTCTTCATCCACAACTTGCCAGCCATTCTTAAACTTATCAACGCTGTTAACTAACAGTTGTGGGTGGTCTACAAGCATTCTAAGAGCGGTTATCTTAGACATGATACTTCCACGCAATTCATCTGCTGCGCTTCCTTGTTGGTATCCATGCCCATAGTGCGCTTCTAAAGAAAAAGAAGAACCCATAAGTGCTTGGGCTTCTGTTAATTCTGTAAATAAATCTGTTGAAATGCGGTCATATAATTCGGCTGATTTTTTATCTAAGTGCACAAATATTGGGTCGTAATGGATTGTTTCTGGAAGATAAGGAGCAACGTCTGCATCTTTTTGAGTTTTACGTACGGATGATGCTTTCATTTTTTCATGAAACAAGGGCAAATTTCTGTACCGTTGTACTCCTCCAAAATGATTACGAACAATAAACGTTTGGTCAAACAAATCAAACCGACCTAATACTTTTTCATCCACAAACTGCATAATGCTATATAACTCTTCAGGACGGCCGTTTTCAATTGGAGTACCTGTTAAAGCAAATCTAATAGGAACATCTTGAGATAACTTCTTTACAGCCTTAGAACGCTTAGACTTAAATCCTTTAATAGCAGTCGCTTCATCACAAATTATGGCTCCCCACTCGTAATCTTTAATCAATTCCCAATCAGCAACTATTGTTTCGTAATTGCAAATCTCATAATCGGTATGGTTTTCCCAATCCATATCCCTTGACCAACGAATGTGTCGAGTAGATTTTGACCCATCAATAACTGTTGCACCTGCATCAGAGAACTTGTGTATTTCCTTTTCCCATTGATACTTTAAACTTGCTAAAGCAATAACAAGAACTGGTTTTGTAATAGCGCCTTCTTCTTTAAGTTTTTCAATAGCAGCAATAGTCAAGACAGTCTTTCCAAGACCCATTTCATAGGCTACTAACATCTTCTTTCTAGCAACCATTTTGTCAACAGCCTCTGGTTGATAAGGTAACAATGTTCCTTTAAATGCCATGAAACTCAACTCCATCTACTGGGGTTGGTGCGGTTAATAAAGCCCCACAATCATCACACTCAGCGTCAGTAAACCACAAAGAAATATCTCCATCTTCAAACATTGCCTTTATACGAAAAATTAAATGACCACAATTTGGGCAAGCGTGTGTAGGAACTCCACGAGCATCTAAGACCATGCGTATGCTTTTTTTCCGTAAATAACGTCTCTTGCTGTTTCTATCCCACGATGAATTTCATCTACAGTCATATCTCCTGGGTCTTTAACATCAATGCCTGTGTAATTAAAGTAAGAAAGTTCTAAACCATATTTACGTGCATATCCACGCATTTGTTCGCATGCTTTTTTACCAGCCTCGTCTTTATCAAATGCTGCAATAACTTTCTCTGCACGTCTCATAATCTTGGCTTGTTCTTCACTTAAAATTGCTCCGTAAGTAGAGATAGCACCGCCAACTCCAGCAGATGCTAACCGTGCAACATCTAAAGGGGATTCGACAACGACAAGGATGTCTGTTGCCATGACCTCGACTCCGAATACAGTACGTGATTTTTTAACCCCTGCTGGTTGGTTTTTAAAGAAACGACCACTTGCTCCTTTCTCTTGCCATCCCCAGAGACTGTAATCGTTCGGGTCACGGATAGGGAGAATCCACGAGTTATGCTTGGTATCCCAGAGGATGCCGTGGTGTTTTGCTGAGTCTGCATTAATGAACCTCTTCCGTAGTTCGTTTTCTGGTGGGTCTGTAAATACTGCTAATCGTGCTTCAGACATTGTCAGTGGCTCTTCAGCGGGGATGTATTGTGGCAACTCACGGATACGCTTTAACAACACATCAATGTCTAATTCGGGACTTGCATTAACATAATCTTTTGCGTCAAAGTAATCCATACCTTTAATATCTGCAACAAGTGTGTAAATGTTTCCTTTATACCCACACGAAAAACAAATGTGAGCACCTGTCTCAGAATTAATCCACCAAGATGGGTTATGGTCTTCCTTACCTGTACGTGCTTTATGCATTGGGCACAACCCTTGAACTTCTTCACCACGTTGTGAGACAAGGCTTATATCAAGAGAAAGAAGAACCTTTTCAATGTCAATCATCTAGATGACCACTTAGCACAATGAACGCATTTAATCATCTGTGACTCATCATGGAAGCAACCTGTCTCCCAACGCCAAGTCAAAGCAGTTTCTGCTGGACCACAGTTACGACTAGCAACAACTTTTAAATTACGAATTCCATCGTCTTCTTCAATTGGTTCTAAACCAAGAATGACATCTGAATCTTGAAAGAAAGAAGAGGAGTAACCAATAGAATCGGCAGTAACTTTTCCTGCACGCATTTTCCAAAGAAGTGTTTGAGTAGTGATAATAACTGGTTTATTAACGCGCTGTGCTAACCGCTTCATTGCGCGAGTAATGTTAGTAATGGCTTGAGGAGTATTCATCTCTCCTGTAATTTCATCTAACATCAAATACACACCATCTACAAAGACAATGTCTGGTTTAGTCTGTTCAATTTTTGCTGCAAGTGCTGAGACAGTAATTCCATGTACTGCATCTACAAGATGAAAAGAGTGTTCTTTTTCCATCTCATTCAAAGTGTCTATATACCTAGACTCTTCTTCTGGTAACAACTTTCCTCTACGCAACCTATTGTGGTCAACGTGGGCACGCATAGCGTCGTGACGCTGTTGTTGCTCGTGGTTATTCATCTCAAATGATTGAAACATAGGGGTATACCCTTGTTGGTGAACATTTATAGCCATTTGCAAAGCAATTTGTGATTTACCAGTTTTAGGAGGGGCAATAATCGTAATAAGTTGTCCGCCTTGCAGTCCTGCGGTTGCTTCATCAACTTTTGTAAACCCAGTTGGAATACCTAAGAAATCATTGTTCTGTAAAGACTGGTAACTTTTATAACGTTCTTCAGTGTTTTTACTAAGGTCAATCTCATGAGTTCCAGAGATGCCTTGTTCATTAACTCGTGTAATGGTTTGTTCCATCGAAAGCAAAGCGGCTTCGTGGTCTTGTGACTGAAGATTTTCAACTGCTGCTTCTAAACCTTGTCGAGTAAGCATACGACGGCGAAACTCCACCAACGTATCTAGCAAATATTCGGTTGTATCTTCAAAATCTAAAACAAGATAATTTGGGTAATGGTCGTTAACAACTACTTCTGAAGGAACTTCGCTGTATTCAGCGTAATGCTTTCTAACAAACGCCCATACTTTGCGGTCAGCATCGTCTAAGAACCAAGATTCATTAACGCCACGTTGTAGTACTGACGTTATCTCACGAGTCTTAATGATGCGACTAAGTAGCCGATGTTCGTTACTAAATTTTTCTGCTGCCACTGCTCCCCCTCTTACAAGTTGTCTAGTTCTACTCCTGCTGACCCATATCGCGCAACTCGGCCTGGTATGTCTATTACGCCTTTTAGATTAGGACGGTACGGTAGCATGCCTACCAATTCATCCACATCTTCGTAAAGTTGCCAATAGTTAAATGGATTAACTACACGGCGTTCAAGTTTTTCAAATGCTTTCTCAAGAAGTTGTTCTGTCCAACCTTCGCTTTCAAATCCAGCCAACTCTAGTGAGATACCATAATTGTTAGCAAGGTTCCACAACTTGTTTGCAGCAAGCAAATTGATTTGCCCTATTTTGCTCTCTACTTTTGTAGAAAGAAATTTCTTTGTCTCCTCTGTCAATAACTGACAGACCACATCAGTGGCGCAAATTACCTGTGGTGAGGAGACATTGGATATGTCTCCGTTTTTCATATTACCTCTACTGTAGCGTACTTAAGAATAAATTCACGAAACTTCTTAGGGTCTTCACTGGCAACCAAAGCAAGTTCTTCTGGGACTTCTCCTGGAATTGTAATTGAGTAATGACCATCGTTTAGTCTCATCTTTAAATTTACAAAAAGAATATGTTTGCAAGACCCGCGTTTAATATAGACAGGACAATTACAACGAGTCTCTTTTGTATCGGTATCAATCTCAACTTCAAAAACACCAGCACCTTGGGCAGAGA